CTTACGGAATCCCAAGGATCTTTTTTCCCTGGCTTCTTTCCCTTTGTCCCTTTTTCCGTCGGTCTGGCATAGAAATCCGGACGAACGAGAGATAGCGAGGTTGATTCTCCGGAGGAATCATATCCGAGTTCCACGGCATTGACTAGCATTTCGACGTCATCATTACCAAAAAACACAGGGATCCTAGTCATCACAAGCAGGCCCGGTTTCCAAATTTCGCGCCGGCCCGTCTTCTGCCTCCAACCCTGGACCTCCACCGAGCATTCAGCGGACTTGGCGGCGCGTATATGCGCCTCCTGTTCCGCTCTCTTTTCGGCGGAATCGATAGAGCCGTAATTTCCTTCCACTATGACAAGCGGGCGCGTCCTTCCGATGGACGGATCACACGCACTGCCGGCACGTTTGCATCCTGGTTCCGACGAGCACAAAACGGAATACAAAGAAAACCGTTCTTCATTGCTGAACGACGCGCTTCCAGATATCAGATTCACACCCTGTTCAAGCGCGTCGTCGGCATATCCGTATTTGGAATCGTCGTAAAACATAAGTTTACCGGTGCCAAAAGAGGCACACAGTAAATCGCGCTGTCGGCACACATCCGTTATCATATCGGCGCACGAGCTTCCGGGTTCCGCGCAAAATTTTGGCAACGGTTTCCCAGGCGATATTCCATTCGGGGAGAAGGATAAACCGAACGCAGCGCAAATAGCGGAGATTATCTGCGCCGCCGTTTTATTTTTCCAGTTTGTCCCGTATTTTTCAAAACTGCAATCTACAAGATCCGCCGTTTTTTCCCGGCCGCTGATCTCGATAGTGTGCGAATTTGCAGAGAATGCCGGCGCGGATCCATCCACATAGCCGTCAATGACCAATTCATCATCTACATAAATTTTTACCGGATCACCAGGCAGCAACAATGGATAGCCAAGTCCTTCTGCCGGGAACTGCGAAATCTGGAATCCGTTGCATAATGTGGACAACGATAAGCCCAGACTCACCGAATCCCAGCCGGATATCTCCCTTGTTCCGGATATCACGCGGATCATTTAGACAACGCCTTTATTTTCAAGTCCGGCGACACGAATGCGGGATTTTCAAAGGCATTCCGGTCGACGAAATCGTCCAGTTTATCCAAAGATCCATACACGTCAAAACACAAAGACAAGGCGTTCTGCGCCCGAGGTATTTCGACGTCGACGATAACGGCAAGGTTCTGCTGTTCGTCCCGCAAAAACTTAAGCGCATTCGCCTCCAACGTCTGTAAAAGGCTAAAAGCCTCAGCATCATCCGTATCCTCTATCAAGGATTCAAACGCGGCGGCGATATCGCTCTGCACTTCTTCTGATTCATCCGAACTTTGAAAATCAATATCAACGGCACTTCTGGCGACAGAAGCAGCCGCCATCATCCGCACAGACGTTTGCAGCGTTTTAGAATTCTTTTGCGATATGGCGTCATAACCGGTCGCCGCAAGCGCAAAGCTCATAAGGTCCATATTTTCGTAGACGGTCCTTTTATTGCCGTCTACGCCGGAAGACGATATTCCAAGGACATCCGCCGAAAGCGAAATCAGGTCATGAATCCTGGCGATATAATCTCCGGGGGCCAGCAAAAGCGTATAGGCGTTCGTTTTAATCTGCGATACTTTACGGACAAAAGCATCCGCCTTACGGATATATGACCGGGCGGAATATACCGCATCGACAGCTTTCTGGGACGCGACCACGGCGGAATCGACAATCGACTTGCTTTTATTTTTCGCATCGAACGAATTTTCAAACTCATTCATCGCGTAAGAATCAAGAGCCGCCGCCGTTTGCCGTGTCTTTCCGGAGAGATCCGATGATATCTTCGCCGTGGCGCGAGAGTTGTCTTCGGGAACGAACGATATGCTTCCAGATATATATTCAAGCCGGTTATCATACGAAAAAGAAAGGGACGTGCACCTTGCCTGAAGGATCCCGAAATGCGGATGCACCAGTTCCCCCGCCGTTGATTCATTGCAGACCTTCAGCAGTTTATCTTTCTGGCTCTCCGCATCGTCCCCGAGAATATAGATGCCGAATGTGTAGCCGTCGACATTTTTGCCTGTATCTTCGTTCACGTGAAGATCCGAAAACGGTATCGACTTCGTCTGAACGGATCTTCCGCCGCCGCTGTATTCCGCGCTTTCGAAAAAGAAAGGAACGCCCTTGAATGAACCGGCAACGCACTCTGTTTTCCGGCCATCGATAGTGATTGTTACTTTATTCAGCGCGTCTAAATATGCCATAGATTGAAGTGACAGAAATTGTCATTTCAAATATAGATATTCAAACGATGATTGCATCAATAAAAATGCAGCGGAATGAAAGAAAATAATTCCCAGAATTTCGGGAACGGTCCGGTAAGCATGACCCGTTTGTCTTCCGGGAAACCGAGATTATAATAGACAGACGCCGCGAGTATCAAAACAAAGACGCAGACCGTAACTATTTTAAAAAAATAGCTCCGGTCCGTAAACGTCTTATATGAGGGCGATTCCTTTAAAAGGGACGGACAAAAAACATATTCAATGAAATTGGACAGCACAATTAAAAGACCGCCCACGATAAATTCAAGGGCGATGAAAAACGGCACGGTTACAAGCAGCCAATGAAAAAATCCTTCCGAATAAATCATACATCCAATATACGTTTTTATTTCGCAAAAGAATAATTCATCCCATACTTGATTCCTTCAAAATTCCCAGACTGTCTTTGGACAGTCACGTTCTGCGGAATATTGTTGAAATTCACGTCCAGGGAACTTGACGTGTTTTTATAAATCACGCTGCTATTCGCCGCAGCCATCTGTACCGTCGGGGACTGCGGAATAGACTGTTCCGGAGAAATCCGCGGCATATTCGGCAAGAAAGTTTTGCCCAAAAAAGTTCCGATTCCAGAGACAAAATTTCCGACGGCGGAAGCAAAACCGCTGATCTTATCTACAATGGGAGAAAGCGTGTCCAATATACTATTGAAGATGAATTTTAAATCATCAAAATTGAATGACTTTAGAAGATCAAAATTATCATAGACACATTTGAACACCTTACTCCATATCTGGAAAGCCGTGATGGCTAGACCGACCGGTCCCAAAAGGCGACCGACCGCAGGGCCTAGCATCTTTATTCCCGAAAAAACCTTGGGAAGCAACTGAATTAATTTAGGAAGGACAGTGGTCAGCCTGGAAAACAACTTCGTTCCCCCACCAAGCACTCCCGTCCCAAAGGCGCGGAGTCCGGTGAGAAGCCTTTTTCCGACAAAAGAGAATGAATTGATCAGTTTCGGACCTATCGATTTCATTAAAGGTCCTATTTTTTTGCCCAAGTTCAAAAAGACGTCCTTGAATTTAGGACCGATGAACTTCGCAAAATGCGTGACAAGCATTCCTGTTTTCTTTATGGCTTTAGCAAAAATGGTATCTCCCGCGCCCTTAGGGCCGAACCAAAGCATACCCATGGCCTTCAGTCCTATTTTCGCGAAAAATCCAAAAGCCTTGATGCATCCCCAGAGTGGCGCCATGATGCCGGAAAATACGGCGACAAAAGCAATTTTGGTGACCCCGAAAAACTTTACGGCCTTATTGACTACCGACATCAGTTTTCCGAATCCCTTGATGGCCGACGGAAGGTTCTCGACGATGATCTTGACCAGCTCGGGAATCTGCTCGATCAAAGGCTTGAACGCGCCAACGATCTCTTTTTTGTGCTCCTTGAAATAGGAGGAGATTTTCTTGACGGCATCAATCGCCGTAGGCAGCAGCTCCGCGCCGATTGCTGCTTTCAGATTGTCAAACACGCGCTTCAAATCCGTCATCGCATCGACATACTTCTCGCTATTTTCAGCCTGCTCCTTCGTCATAACGCCAAGCCCAGCCGATTCATTAATGAGCTGCTTAACACCCATCCTTCCTTCCGCAAGCAGGCTCACCATTTTCGCGCCTTCGTCCCCGAACATCTGCGTTGCGACAAAAATTTTTTCCTGGGGAGACTTTAACTTCGTGAACGCGTCGGAAAGCGAATAAAGCATCTCCGCATTTGTCTTAATTTTGCCATTAGCATCCGCAACACGGATTCCCAGCGAAGCAAATTTTTTAGACATCTCCTTATCACCGCTAAAAGCTTTATAAGAATTGATGGCCAATTTCTGAATCGATTTGTCCATCAATTCCGTTTCGATGCCGCAGCGCGAAGCCGCATAACGGAAATGCTGAAGCTCTTCAACGCCCAGCCCTAATTTTCGCGAGGACTTAGCGACTTCGTCTCCCTTGGATGCAATGCCGTCAAGAAAAGATATCGTCTTTTTAGCGACAATCCCGACCGCGCCTAGACTGGCCGCCATCACTCCGATCTGAAGCGCTGTATTCCTTATTCCAGTGTTGAACCTCCCGACGGCGGCCCGCATCTCCTTGAAATGGCTCGTACGGTCCAGACGTTTAAGCGAATTCTGCAGTTTGAAGACACCGCTGAAACTCTGATGGATTTTCCTGTCAAACTGGATGAAGGTGCGGGTAGTGTTATCCGTCATCGAGATGAAGGTCTGTATCGTTCTGTTCGTCGCCATTATTTTATCCCAGCGCCTTCAGTTTTCATATAAGCCATCGCACATTCGCTCCAAAAAGACAATTCGGCAGACTCCATCCGATATAGTTCAGACGGGGCCATTCCGAATTTTAATGCTAGAACAGTTACGTCTCCGATCCAGTCTTTTTTGAACGATCTAAAAAAGGGGCGGCCACGTCCGCGATCGCCATCGCATCATCGATGTCCATCTGGGCCACTTTCGGCAAGGGCCATCCAGTCATGGCGCAAAGCGTGGCGCCGATGGAATCCCCCGCCTTTTCTTCGTTGGCGATCCGGATCATGTCGCCGGCATTGAACGCATCTTTGAGTGTGACTTCGGTAACTGTTTCATTGCCGAATTTAAAAGGAGTCTTAAGCTTGTACTGCATATCGCTCCTTATTTGATTTCCGTGGCGACATCGCCCTGAAATTCAAACGACACCTCTCCTTCCGCGCCGCTTACCTTGGGATCTCCGGTAAAAACGCAATGCGGAAAACTGATCACCGCGCCGTTAGGGCATTCAAGCGTAATCGTCGCATCCTTGGTATCCCGAAGAGTCGCGATGTTAAGAGAGGATGTTTTCGTCGTGGTTCCGGAAATCGTAGATCCTACGATTTCTTTGGTAGTTCCGTGCTGCACGCCGTCTTTTCCCCGGATCACAGCGCGTTTGGGACCTCCGAGGTCATATTCCGGATCACCCTTGAGCAAAAACGGAACGCCGTCGACGTACATCTTATACAGCCCGCCGACATCTTCAAGTTCGCCTGTAGCCATTGTGAGTCTCCTTACTTACTTACTTAAACTGAAGTTTGCTTTTGCAAATCAAAAGCTGATCAATGAGATCCGCAGGGATGAGGAAGCACAGCGCAGTGTCATCCACGGCATCGCGTTCCACGACGACATTATCCCTGAACGCATCAAAATTCTGGACAAGACCAAGTTTCATCCAATATTGATAACGAGTAAGGACTTCCGCCTTTCCGAGCGACGGCGTCATCACTTTCTGATCAGGTCCGAAAGAGTTGCCGTCATCGGCCAGCTTATGATGCGGATATTTTCCCGCCAGATAGTTATTCCAATCCCAGCGAAGGAAGGACAACGTATGAACCTTTTCGAGCTGCTGGTAGCTCGTGTCAGACACTCCTGCAGAGTTCCGCTTATATGTCGTGACCATACGCTTCAAATATACCGTGCCGTCGCTTCCGGAAGAAAGCAGCGCGGCGCCTGCCTTAAGCAACGCGTTCTGTTCCGCAAGAATCGGCGCATCTTCCGGTTTCGGCGCTATGACACCCTTGACCGGCCAGTTCGAAAGAGGAACGGCAGGGTCATTTAGAGCAATCGGCGCAATCGCTCCGAGAACCGCGGCAGCCGTTTCAAAAGGAGGCGTAGGAATGCCCACGATGGCCGGAAATTCGAACATCTGCGAATTGTATTTTTTCGCAGCAGTTGCCGTTTCCGTTACCGTTCCCGACTTACAGAAATACAGCACGCCCGTCTGTTGCACGGTAGCCGTCCAGCGTTCGTCAAGGATGGACTTCATGTAATCGACGTTATCTTCGTCGTTGGAGCCGATCGCGATGCCGTTATACCACACGCCAACGATCAGTGCGGCGATCCCCGCCGATTCATACACAGGATCGACTCCGCCGTTCGCCATAGCTGTCCTGGACAACGTCACGCCGTTCGGAAATTCTTCCCCATACGAATGATTGAACCGGATGTCGATGTCATTACCGCAGAGGCCGGCGTTCTTCGCAGCAAGAACGACATCGGCGGATGCATCCGCACAGGTCGCAGTCACGGCAAGATTCGATTTTTCGTTGACGGCTTCGCAAATTTCCGCCGCGATGTCGTGAGCCGTGTCGCCGATCTTCACGCCGACGGGAAGACTTTGACCGCCGATGCGGATGCGGAGGACTCCGCTTGCCGGAGCAAGCGTAGGAGTGGAATCAGTCCCGGACACGGTCACGGTAATCTTACCGGAAGCCTTTGTCGAGTCAGCCTTGTCAATGACCGGAAGCGCATAGAGTTCCATGGATCCGGCATTTTTCCGGAAAGCACGGATCATGAGGGCAAGCTGAGATCCGGCCCCATACAAGGCATCCGCAGACGCATCGTCAAAAATCTGTGTGACTTTCGTGCCCGCATTTTTAGACGATAGCGGCTGACCGATGATCAGATTTTTCCAAGGCATCGGCCCGGATTTGGCAGCCCCGGAATTATCGATTTCAGTCATGAACATCGGCACGAGATTGTCGGCGGGGATCTCCAAGAAATTAATAGCCATTACAGCGTCTCCTTACTTTCAGTGTTTTCGTCGCAAGCGACGCAAGCGACGCAGTCACCGCACGCCAACCGGCGCTCGATATAAGCGTCCTGATCAACACATTCTCCGGACAAGCGCAAATACCGGCCTCTTTCCGGAAGATACACGTCAAGAAGTTTTCCGTTTTTTGTTCCCGGTTTCACACGGATTCTTTTCATTATTGCCTCATCGTCGTTTCAAAAGTCATTCTGTTTCCTTCGCCGGCGCCGATGTTCGCGTCATTTTTCGCTTTCAAAAATTCAGCACCGGGGCCTTCCGTCGGCTGGGTAATCGGATATTCTGCCTTGAACGTCAGGCGTTCGACGCCGCGGCTTCTCTCTCCCTGCTCGCTGATCGTGCTCTCCGCATTGGTCAGGACAAATCGTTTCACGACGCCGGAGAACTCGCCCTTGGCATCCCATACAGGCTGCAAAATTTTAAACACCTGATTCGCTATTTCGTCCAGACGATCGTTCGTGTTTTCGTTATTTCCGTTGGAAACAACGTCGACATACACGGTCGTTTCCACTTTGTAAAACTTAGGGCTTGTCCGTTGATCGTTGAACGCCGACGCCGGAGTGTACACGCATATGAAAAAACCTTCTTCCGGCCAGGCGTTTTCCGCACGGCAAGTAAAGACATTTTTCCCGACTCCGGATATATCCGCATCCGACAATAATTTAGCGACGGCGACCCGCAGGTCGCGAATGGCAAGAAGATCTCTCATTCGGCGGACTCTCGGCAGAAATAGACAACCATGCCGTTCTTTTCGTCAACGAAATCTTTCGCCACGAGTTTTTTATCCGGATGAAAGGCATTCGCCGGAATTCTGAAGACATCCTTTTTCCTAGGCTTCGAATCAGGAAGAGAATCCAAACCGATCATTATCCGCGGATCGTGACTTATAGCGTCAATCTGACCGCCGATATTTTCGCCGTTAAGCGACGGCTCATCGAACAAGACAAGGACACTCCTCTCGACTCCGTCGCGCACAAGCATGGCAGTCTCGCCGAATTCCTGCGGATTGCAGAAATTCGTCGTGACATCATCGACAAGAGCGTCCCGTAACACCATCAGACGACCTTAGCGCTGATGACGCCGTCAGGCTGTTCAAGGGCCGAGAGAGGCTTGGAATCGACTTCAATCCAGGACACATTCTTGTCTTCATCTGTCCACTCGCGCGCGAAGAACTGTCCCTGGATAACCTGTTTCGTCGCGGCGATGTAGATGGCGCCGTAATGGACGGTCATCCGAGCTTCAGGCGCGATCATCAGGATCCGGTCTTCCGGCATCGCCGGCTTATTCATACCGGCCGATTCGTCGTAGAAGAACTCGGAATAAGTGTACAGATCATAGCCGTTGACGTGACCGCGGTACTTCACACCGGGAAATTCCTTGTCCGTCGAGACCTCGACGTTTCCAAGATTGATGCGCAGATTGTCCTGAATGGCAAGGACGCTCTTGTTGTTGATGAAAGCCGCCCATGCCTTTTTACCAAACACGATCATCTTGGAGCCGAGGCCGGAATCCTGAAGAACAAGCTCTTCCCATTCATCGATCAGCCGGAAGGGATTTGCTGTCCCGTCGAACTTGTTATCCCCGGTGAGCGAAGGACGATGAGAACTCTTCATCCCGAAATCCGCGGTGTATTTCACGCCGTTTTCATCGATGACCACGCGCCCCGTCGTAAGGACTTCGGCGCACATCTTCTCTTCCTTGCGTTCATTGGCTTCTTCCAGGTCGAGCATGTCGTTAGTCTGGAGGTCGATGAGACGCTCCTGCGGACTTGCAGGGCCGCCGATTACGATGGGATCTTCGCCGGGGCGGCGGGTGAAAGCATCCCGATGAGTGATGTTACGGCGAGGTTTGAGCATCTGCGGCGTGAACTGGTCCGTTTCGAAAGATTCGCGGTTGACCACCTTGCCGGCGTCGTCGCTGCGCGAGAATTGCGAGACAAGGCGGGTCTTGGTGCATTTGTCGATCGCAAAAGATTCGGTGCCGTGCGCGACGGTGCCGAACATCTTGCGGAAGAAGCGCTGAGGCTTGAACGTCTGCATCAGGCGTTCTGTCATCTCGATCGGATTGGAAAGATTGATTTCGTTGGGCATTGCAGATCTCCTTATTCAGCGACGCTGACATTCGTTTTGAGGAAGATGCCGAGCACGCGCAATGCCGCGCGGTGCGTTTCCGCGGTGTCAGATCCGCCGAACGTCATCTTATTTTCATTGTATTCCCCAGTGAGGCCGACAACCGCCCCGGCAGTTTCATCCGTGCCGGTGGTCACCGGTTCCAGAAGGACGGCGGCCGGTTTCTGAGAGCCATCGGAAACGGAAGAATTGCAGAGAACATATTCGCCGTCGTTCGCGTCGAGGCCAACGACATCATCGGAAACGGCACCCGCGGTAATTGCAGAATCCGTGACCGCCACCGAAACCTGAACGGCATTTGCCGCATAACCGGCGGCCTTGAATGTAAGAGTGAGCTTTCCGTCTGCCGCGGCAGCGGAAACAACCGCATCGGCGTCCGCATTCACAAGCGCCGCGATTCCAGACGCGACGGCGGCAGCGGTATCGCCGGAAGTCGTCGCAAAGGGATAATCCTTGCCATCGACATCAAGCGTCGCAGCAGCCGATCCGGAAGCGGACGTTCCGGAGAACGTGACGGAAGTCTTGCGCGCGACGGCACTCGCAGCCGCCGTTTTCTTTCCGAGCAAAGCCCCGGCTTCAAGAGTCTGGGATTTACCGATAGTCACCGATTCTTTGACGATCGGGAACGTACCGGCGAGAATATTGTCATACTTGGTAGTGCTGATGATCATTGTCTTTTCTCCTTAAGCCTGAATCTTGTAACGGCGGGCGGCAGCGCGTTTGGCGTACAGCGCCAGACGCTCCTTGTCGGTGGGCGTAGCCGCCGGATCGCCGGACGGCGCGACCTGACCTGCAGGCGCCGCCTCCTTCGCCGCATCTTCCGGTTTCGGATCCGCGGAAGCCGCGGAAGCGGGAGCTGTCTTTGCTGCGCATTCCTTGAGTTTTTCGACCAGATAGGCATTCGCTTCGGAGACTGATTTGCCTTCGCTGATGAACTGATTCAGATCGCCTTCACACGGAGTTCCGGAGAACGCCGCCTGGAGTGCGGCCACGCGGCCGCGTTCTTCCGCGACAGCCTTCTGAACCATATCGTCCGCAGCCGGGGTCGGCGTAGCGGGAGTCTGTGCCGGAACAGCCGGCTCTTTTTTCTTCGGATCCATTGGGATCTCCTTGTTTGTTTGTTTCATTGCCAAAACGACGTCTTCAAAAGACGCCACCGAATCTGCAAGACCTGCGTTGACCGCGTCCATCCCAATGAACGACGCTCCGCCGCCAAAGTCAGTCACAACCTTTTCACGGTCAATTCCACGGTTGCGAGCCACGGCGTCAATGAATACGGCGGCCAAGGCGTTAAGCTCCGCCTTAAGCAGTTCCTCGCCCTTCGCCGTTTTAGGATCGGGATCCTTGTTTGGCGACAGATCGCTCACGACAACCGTTTCGTCAGAATCGCCATCGAACATCGCAATCGTGCCGATACAGCCGACCGTCGCGCTCTTAGAAAGAAAGATTTTTTCGCAGGAACTGCCGAGCCAATAGGCCGCGGAGCACATGAATCCACCTGTGCGCGCGACAATTCCGCAAGGTTTCTTTCCTCGGGCACTAAAAATCTTATCAGACAAGTCGGAACATCCGGACACTTCTCCGCCGGGACTATTGAAATCAAGGATGATGCCCAGGACGGCAGGATCATTCACCAGCGCGTCAAAATTTTTGCCGATCTGTTCGTAAGTGTCATAACCGAGCCATCCGAAATATCCGGCCGTTTCGTCACGATAAGAAAGGACGCCGTCGATTTTGAGCACAGCGATGCCATCAACGATTTCAACCTTACGTTCGCCAACGGGCTTCTGTGGTTCTCCGAACGCATCGTCAATTGCGAGGCGGCGCACGGTTTCAGCGCGCGCCGCGAAGCGCATTCCCGATACGATCTGCTTTCTTCCGGATGATTCTTTTTCTTTCTTACTCATAGTTACTGACATTTTTTGTCATTAAAAATATAAATAAAAAAAACAAGGCCCGGAACAGAATAATGACATTTTTTGTCATAACGCACTTTCACTGGTGTCATTTGTTGCGACAGAAAAGCTTTCCGTCTTATTGACAAGGCCGGGGGCGGGGATGCCTGACGCATCGCGTTTCTTCTGTTCCTCGGCAAGGTTCTCGACGATGTCGAAGTAATCGCCGCCGGTGACTTCGACCGTCGCCGTGGAGCGGTCCTTGTACTGTTCGTCGACCTGCATCTTGATCGCCTGAGTCTCGCGCAGCGGATCAAGCATTCCCGGCGCCTCGCCCACCCACCTGCACCGCGAATACAGCGCTCTCTTCATCGGGTCCTGAAAGAAATCCGGAGCGTCTATCTTGTGCGTCATCACGGCTTCTGCGAGCCAGGCTTCATAGATAGGCTGACAAAAGTCCGATGCGAGATTCGCACGGGAGCGCTTAAACGTCTTATAGCTTTCCATGAACTCCGCACGCGACGCGCTATACGAACTGTCAAATTTTTTGAGGATGATTCCTTTGCCGATTCCAAGCCTCGCCGCGGCCTCGGTGAAAATCGCATTGACGAACGGCTCATACGCTGTGTTAGGTCTTCCGGGGTCGGCGAACTTGACATCTTCGCCTTGAGATAGTTCGACGATGCCGCCATTGGTCAGCTCGCTTGCCGCATCTGCTGTTTTCTTTTCGGTGCGCTGGCCGTCCGGAACATTGCCTAGGAAAGGATCGGACGCGCTATCCGCCGTTGTCACAAACACCGTGAACATTCCCGAAACAACTGCCGCCATCAGTTCCGCATCCTGATAGCGCTCTTCTTGCTTGAGCGTCAAAATCACAGGTGCGAGCCAGGGGATTCCGCGGCGCTGATCGGGACGGTCGCTGATGAAGACATGGATCACCTGCGGCCTACCCGTCCTGTTACCATAAGCGGGGACACGCACGGTATCCACGATATCCGTATAATGATCCACGGAGAATATCGGTCTTTTGGTGAAATGATACGCGATGGGCCTTCCCAGGGAATCAACCTCGATTCCGCCAGCAATTTTATCGGATTCCATCAATCCCGGAGGATTCTGGCACCGGTCACCCTCGAGCAGCTTGATGGATGTGAAAAAAGGACTGGCCGGAGATGTCTGATATGTCGTCAGTCCGAAGCAATCGCCGCTGATGAGCTGCGTCTTGAGAGCGAGATCCTGTAGCTGGTAAAACGTGTTCTTGCCTTCGGCATCGCAGAATTTGGAGCCCGCCCACATCTCAAAAAGGAAGCGCGTCTTACGTTCCCATTTGCTCGCCTCATCCTTCGATATTCCGAGTATTTCACAGTTGAGCGCCGGACGCGCACGGAGTCCGGTGCCAACGACATTGGCCTCCATCGCATTAACCGCCGCCCCGGCGAAGGGCGAGTTCTGCATCAAGGCCCGCGAACGCTCCAGAAGAGTCTGACGGTCATACAGCAGATCTCTGTCCGCGGATCCTCGCGATGTCTGCCAGGCCTTTAACGCCTCAAGGACGTAAGACGCGCCTTTCCAGGCAAGGCCGGCGCCGACGCCACGCGTTTTAGCCATGAGGGACACTCCTCCTCATAAATGGGCCTTTATTCCCCGTAGTTTCCGTCACGGAGGCGTCCGCAAGTTTGTCACTCCAGTAATCGATGGCTTTGCGCACCTCGGAAAGATCAGGCCTGGAAAGAGACCGGCCGCCGATACTGTAAGACTGCCCGGCAAGGATTTTTTCCTCCGCGGCGACATACTTATCGACTTGCGACTGACAGAACGTTTTAGAATAATGAGCCATGATGATGATTTAATGACATTTTTTGTCATTTAAAATATAACATAAAACCGGAAGATGAAGCGCACGAAATGACAAATTTTGTCAAGGCATTCAAATAATTCTCATTTTCCGCGTGAAAACGGCATTAAAATCAGCGCTTGACTGCTCTATAAAATGTGTATATTATGGCTATGACCCAGAATAAAGGACACGATATCTTTAATCTTTCCTGCATACTCATCATTTCGAGCTGCATATTCTGGTCGCTTTATGCATTCATCTGGCATTTTCTAGCGACATGGACCGGCGACTGGTTCTTGCATCCGATAGGCAACAACGGCTCCGCCCTAGATTCCACATACGTGAGCGATCTCTGTGCGTTCCTGCCCATAGGCATCGCGCTTTCCTGGCTAGTCTTTCTCGCCATCGTCTTTATGATTTACGACAAAGGCCACCATCCCGAGCGATACGCCAAGAAATGAGCTTATTTTTTTTCCGATTTCAATGCCGAATCATAGGCCTTTAGAAATTCCTGCTCGATGTGGAAATCGAACGTGATCGGCACGACCTTGTCCCAGTCCCATTTCTTGTCCATTTTGACTTTGGGATACATCGCATACAGCCATTCCAGATCATCTTTATTTCCGACGACGTGCCGGGCTAGATATATGGCGCCAGGATGCTCTTTGCTTGTGAGCAAGAAACTCTGATACTGATTATTGGATTCGCGGATCTGCCGTTTGTATTCGGTATACATCTTGTCTCCATGGGCGGTGTGACGGAGCCGCTTCTTCCTATTGTCCGCCTTATCCGCGGCGGCAAGCTGGGCGGTGACATAGTACTTCCGTAAAATTTTTCCGTCGCCTTTCATTCCCTGATCATAAACGACTTCCTGCGGGATGGGAATGTCCCGGCCGGGTTTAGCGTCCTTCTCCCCGCCGTACACATTATTCGCCATCCACATCTTATCAAAGTAAATGCGGGCCATCGTCAATTTTTTATCCGCCTTTTCAATGCGGATCAGCTTTTTCAAGTTCGGATTCCGTTCGTTGAAAACCCGAGAATAATCCATCATCAGAACATCCCTGCAAATGAATGCCGTCGCATTGACGGCCTCTTTCATCGCAAAAGGAATCTGCGAATCATGAATCTCCTTTATCTTTTTCAAAAACTGATTGACATTGCTGTCAATGCTCAGAACGACATCATCGCTCATAGCCGTACCCCCTGCGAAATGATCCGGCGCGGCCGCAACGCTACCGCGTCCATAGGATTATGCGTGTAGCTGACACCGGCGTCAGCCATCTTGTTGAGGTCAACGCGCAACAGATGCAGCGCGGCACGCGCGTAGACCCTCAGGTCCAAAGCTTCATTTCTCTCGCGTGTTTTGACATACTTGTATGTCACATTTCCGTTGCGCACTTCCTTCACTAGCTTTTCCGAGCAAAGCTGCGCGAAATGCTCATCGTCGTATCCATCAATATCCGGGAAATGCATATAACCGACTTCCCCCGGAGTCTCGACTTTCATCCAGGAGAAAAGCTGATCCTTGACCGTATCAACGCCAACGGTAACGAGCGATGCCGAAAAGCGTGATCCCCGTTCTGTTTTTCGCGGCAGACTGGTGATCGGAATGCCTGTCGGCGACTTTCCCTTGCACGCGAAAATTCTGCGGCTTTCCCGCGGGCCTGTGAAGCTGTACACCTCATCTGTCTTATGACCCATTGCGTCCTGCAGCGCCGCAGCAATGTACAGCATCTCTCCGTTGGCCTTATGGTACGGCTGCGAAAGTATGGCATCCAAAGTCTGCCAAACATAATTCTGGGACGGATCGCCCACGATTATGCGTTTCAGGATTCCCCAGCTTTCGAAATTCTTACCCCAGCCGACAACTTCGATTTCCAGACGATTATCCTGCGTATCAATTCCGGCCGTCAGGGCCAGAACACCATCTGGCACTTCCGCGCCATAGTCTTCCCGTCGGATCTTCAACGATGAAGAATCTATAGATATCGTTGTCTTTTGGACATAAGGCTCCGCCAGGACGTTATTCACGAAAGCCTTCATCTTCTCAGAGTCTTTGCTCTTATGAGCCTCCACGAGCCTATCCGCGGCATCTTTCCAGCTGAACCATCCGAGAGGGCTATAGAGCGCATTCAGATGGAAACTAGGATAGCTCCCGTGAGGATTCGTGGCACGCCATTCTCCTTTGGCAAGCATATCCGTCTTATGAAACTCCCCGAAATCCTTATGGCAATGAGGGCAGCGCATCCGCACGGTATTCGTGAGATGATTGCCCTCCGCGTCCTTGTCCCATATCACATTATCCCATTCCAGCGTCTGCATTTCGCCGCAAAAGGGGCACGGGACGAAATACTTGCGTTTATCGCCGGCTTCATATTTCACTGTGATGCGGCAATTTTCATTTAGGCCCGGCGTGCTTATCCAAAGACGCTTTTTCCGGGCAAAGGTATTCGTGCGTTCGGAGACCAGGTCGCAAGGATCTCCAAAGCCTTCGCAGTCCTTAACCCAGCTGGACACTTCGTCGTTTAAAATTATCCGCAACGGCATCGAACGGAGGTTCGATTCCGAAGAACTCCAGCCCGCGAGAAGCGTACCACCGGGGAATTCCTTGATGTACTCGGTTTCTGCAATGAACAATTTTTCGAGATTCATATCGCGCGCGCTCGCCTTGAATCGTTGCGACATGAACCGTTTCGCCACCGTTTCCGACGGCATGAAAAGGCCGATGGGAGATGGATCGTGAACGATGTAATAAAACGCCGAATTGATGAGCAGTTCCGTGCCGCCCACCTGGGCGGCCTTCATGAAAGCGACATCCGAGGCAAGACTCTGCGGGCTCATTTCATTCATGATCTCGACCAGATAAGGTGTGCGTTCATTACGCCACTTTCCGTGTTCCGCAGTGCTCGTCTTCGGCAGCATCCTATAGCGTTCCGCCCATTCGCTGATCGCGATGTCAGGCGGAGGCATCAGTCCGGATATAAGACACGAAGCGACATAATCGGCGTTCTTTTCGAGCGTCGATCTTTCGTCTCCTATCTGTATTTCTGTTTCGCCCATCATTCCAGAATCGTTTTTGCCGTTTTCTCCAAAATATCGTGCATCGCTTCAATCACATGCTTTCGGATCGTTTCGCCCACAATTGCATCTAGTTTTCCAGCCGATAAAATTCGGCGGGCATCTTCAACTTTCATTCCGGACGCGATCATCGACTGCTCGAGATTGGATACCACGATGGGCGCAATCTTGAGATGGATCGCCATCATCCTGTCCTTCACGGATGACGCCAGGGCATACACCTTTTGTCCGGCTTCATCCTTATTCACCAGCTTTCCTTCTGCTTCGTCGGCCTTGAGCTTCATCAGTCGGGCCTGATGAGTCTCGCGTTCCGCACGCGCATCGGCATAATCGAAACTCTCTTGTTCCGATGCGCGAACCTTGTCAGGATCGAAATTCAGTGAATTAGATTCCAGTTGCGCCCCGAACCCGTCAATTCCTGAAGCCTTCTGCGATCGAGTAGGCCCGGTCACCTTGGATAGATTCCTGGATGACAGGAACTGCTTGGGACTTATCACCTTATGATAACATTCCCGGCCCTTGGAATTCAGCCAAGTATCCAGACGGCCGGCAAATCTCGCTTTGGAGATCGCCGCGGGGGAAACGCCTAGAATTTCTGCGAGCTTTGATCCGCTGATCAAATCCTCATCCTTAAAATCGTGATGCATCCGGTCGTACAGCATATTAACAATTTAACTTTAAAATTTAACCATTGACAAAAAATGTCATTACTTGGTTTAACTCACGTCTTTTTAAAAAATGAGGTTTTTTGAACACGCGCGCCACCCCTCCAGCCCCGGATAAGTTCACAGTACCTTGAATCCTAGAGGGGGTACCCGCCCCCATGCCTACCCTGAAAAAGTGCTGTTTTTTCAACAAAAAAGGCACATAGAAGCCGAGAAATCAACGTTCCGAATTCTTTTTTGACCTAAGTTAAAGTGGTTTAAAACCATCTTTAAAAAACTTATTCACAATGTTTAAACAAAGCGTTTGGAGGCTTTGTTTCGGTTTAAATGTTGTAGTCCGTATAGTCCCATTTAAACCGATTCCAGCCCCTTTAGAAGCAAAGGAATGCCGGTTTATGTTTTAAACAGAGATTAAAATTTTTGAATTAAAAATGAAGTAAACTCAAATGCGGCGGCAATCCGTTCAAAGATCTTTCCCGTGGCACTTCTTGAACTTAATCCCAGATCCGCACCGGGCGGATTCTAGCTTTTGAATAAAATAAAAAAGACGTTCATACCTAGCGCATCATACACTAGGTAAATTTTCGCCACACTTTGAATTGAATTCAGAAGAAATCTGGTTCAAGTTATTTAGGGAGCGCTTCACAAGTTTGCTGCATTTGGAATAGCATTCATATCTAGACGTATGCGAATCTTCCTCCAAAGTCCCGTAAGCATCCACAAATGCATCGGAATATCCATTCTCCCTAGTGGTCACGATGCCTTTTCTTAAATAATGCGGAGAATGGGGAACCAATTCGCGATTTATGTAATTTCTCACATCTTCGGAATGATTCACGTTTTTACATTCAACCGAATGCCCTTTGTCTCTGTAGTATACGGGATTCATCTTAAAAATATGGGCTTCCACAATATGGACGGCGGAATAGAAGCACGCCGTGACCAACCAGTCCGGGAATCTTAAGCACCCCTTTTCGTCAATCAAAGATTTAAGGCTATTGACGAAGCTGATGTTGGAATCCGCCTGCGCAAGATGGGCGTTGTAATCCGGCATCAGAGGGCCCTTCTCGCCATAGGGAAATCGTCCTTGATGGAATCCTCACAGATGCCATCATTCTGGACGCTCCATACGCAGATGGGTCTGGCGTCGCTCCTATCGCGGATGTCACGTTCCACGGAGCGTTTAATCTCGATGAGCTCGTCCTCGCGCTCGTCCGGCAGGTTCGTCACGAAGAACGCAGTCGGAGTCATGGTCGCCGGATTCACTCCTATACGCGCCTGCAAGATGGAGAAACCCTTGAATTTTTCGTTGAACCTCTTGATGAACTCTTCCGCCCCCATGACCGTGCTGTTAAAGGAATACAGGTCATGAAATACAGCCTTCACCGCGGAATCAAAGCCCTCCGAGAAGCCTTCTTTTTTGCCGTCCACCTTGCCGGATCCGTATCCATTCTGGAAGCCACAGTCAAACGCGTAATTTAAAGCAGCTTCATTTTCGCTGACATTTTCCGTCACAGAATTTTTTTTCTCGTTTTCCATAATATGGTTCCAATTTACATTTGTTTTCCTTCACGGATTGTCTATTGACAACGGACAAGACCGCGCCTTCCGGTCCGCCCTCGTATTTAAATTTAAATTCAAATACAAGCAATGAAACACGATGGGATAAATCCCAAAATCAGGCGCGACTCACGGGACAAACCTTTCGTAAAACTTCGTCACCCTGTAGGCGACCACGGAGTCTCCGTTCTTCACCACCACCACGTCTACGATGTATCCGAAGTTGAACGCGTTGTCTGGAGAGCCTAATATCGACTCCTTGAACTTGTCGTCCATGGATATAATCTTCTTCGGCGCATTGCACACCGACTGAATCACGCCTCTGTCTCCTACGCTTCGTTCTCCGTCCCTGAGTTGTGTGATGAACAGGACGGCTTTCTGAATGAAGTCTTCAGCGGGCATGTTCATCATGTCCTCCATCGCCTTCGCCGTGTTCGACGCGAGACGCATCTGAGCACTATTACCGTCTACGAACACGTTCGCGTTTGGACTGTTGACTATTGATATGCTCATCGACGATTTAGAATCCTTCATTACGGGAGCAGTGATGTCCCTAAAATTCTTAAGGGATTCAGCGTCCATGCCATCCGGCTTTTCGTTAGTGGTCTTCGTGAGTAGCAGGAACATGGCTTTCATGTATCCCGCGAATTCGCACACGGAGTTGAAGTTGACGACGGTGGGGATCATCACCGGCAATACGGCGATGAGGTCCATGACGATGCTACCTTTCCTGACCTCGTTGAGATAGAGCTTTACCGATTCGTTCTTGTTTCTTTTCTGGCAGAATCCAGAGAATTCTTTAGCGATCGCGTTCATCGAAAGCGCAAGGTCCTCCAGCTCTACCGGAGCCGAGTTACGGATGTGTATTTCCAGGACGTCTTCTTTTTCTTCCATCATGTACCAAATATAGATTCCTACACTACGACTTCCGTAAGTCTGCACAGTTCATACAAGCATTTTGCTGTTCAAAATGTTGAACACGGCCAGTCAAAGAGAAACACATTGTCATCAGACAAAGTATCTCTTCACAAATCTAAAGACAGCAAGCTCAGAACGCGGTGAACGCCGCGGTCGGTGAAGGCGGCAAAAACCAGCTTGCCGCTGAATTTGTCACGGACGGTTATTCCGTCAAGTCTTCCGCGCATATCAACCACCGGGAGCACCGTCACGGCATGCAGACCTATGGCTGTGACCTCGAAAAGGCCATCCGGAAGTACCTGACGGACGCCGCCGAAAACAGACATTCCATCAGTCATCAATTTTTCAAAAAACGTCAACTGGCATCCATCAATGAGAAGACAGCTCCATTGCGCAGAATCATCCGTATTTCCAACATCTATTCCGGAAAGGACATGATCTCAAAAAACATAAATGCAGCTATTCCCTGGCTTGTTTAGCGGGCTGAATCTCTTGTATATCTACCTTGTCAGGATCCTTAAATATTTATTCTTCCTTAATTTCAGCCGCATCCATCTCTCCGGCGGTTTGAACTGCCGAAGATAGATTCAAGACACGGTTCATTGCCGCAATGACATCTGTTTTGAATTTATAAATATCATCAATGCTTGAAATTTTATTTACGACATCCTTGCGCTGGTCATCGAGAAAGACCAATCGTTTATTCGTCGGTGAATTCAAATAAAGTCGGCAGATGAGTTTGCGATTATTATCATCCAAAAGCACCGTGAAATATGAAATCGTGTCACGGTAAGTAATTCGACTAGCTTCGATACTTTCCCGAAGGATGGATTTAACAATGTAGTATCCTTCCAATTCCTCTTCGGTGGTCACTATGCGATCTTTTTCATTTTCCGAAGCCGCAGTATCCGGCTGTTCCCGTACTCCAGTATCAGCTGACGGAATCGATGCCGTGTCTTTCGATTCTTCCTTTTGTGCTATCGATTGCGAGCCGTTCATTACCGACTGCAATCTTTCGGAAATGATGTCGTTTATGACGGACGCGAAAGACTGCCGGATGACTTCGGTATAATGCTCCGTCGCCGCGGCATTCATAATTCCATTGTACGCCTGCCTTGCGATAACCTTGACAAGTTCCGGACTAGGATCTGTGAATTCTTTCTTGATGACGGATTTTATTTCGGAACAATTTTTCAGTTCCTTAGCCGCGCTGATGATTTTTTCGATGTCGAAGCACGACTTCTGAAACTGCATCACTGACGCCACAGCGCTTTGATCTAGTTTCTCAAGATTCAAAGCCAGAAACGGGAAATCGTCCATGCGGTTAGGCTGCTCAAGATCGGAATAAAATTTGTATTCAATCCCATTTGTCAATATTCCAAGTTTAGCTTTTGACACCCCGAAATACCGGAAAAGCTGACCGCTATGAAGATCAAGGTTCTGTTTCCAGTGCTTGCATTCAATAAGGATTGTGGGAATGCCGTTAATCTGGATGGCGTAGTCTATCTTTTCCTTTTTCTTTATTCCTACGTCGCAGGTGAATTCCGGGATGACTTCTGTTGGATTGAAAATGTCAAAACCGAGCATCTGCAAGAACGGCATGATAAACGCCGTTTTCGTGGCTTCTTCCGTTTGGATTGAATCCTTAAGCGCAAGGACCTTATCAGAAAGATGTGCAATTTGTTCCTTAAAATCCATTGTAATCTCCTTATAAATAACAGTCAATATGCATAAAATTTAAACCAAAAAAAGCGAACGCGCAGTATAACCATTCACAAAACATCATCTTTTTTGGCTTTATTATGCCACTGAGTTAGAGTAGAGGGTTATATAAATATTACTCTTTAAAATGTATGAGTGTTTGAGTGTTTGAGTGTTTGAGTGCTTGAGTGTTTGAGTGTATGTATGTCGTGCTACATTTGTTTCATCACCTATGTAATCATTACATCGCACTGTAGCCATTACATCGCACTGTAGCCATTACATTCCTATGTAGCCATTACATTCCTATGTAGCCATTACATTCCTATGTAGCCATTACATTCCTCATTTTGCCAATAGCTTCAAGCCTCTTTTAACAAATTCCACACAATATTCATCCGTTACGTTTTGTATTCTGCTTGCATCTAATTCATTTCCTTTTACGATTTCCCATATATTTTTTCCAAAAAGTTCCTCTATCGTCATCCCGCACTGTAGTAGTTTTATGCACATATCATACGACGGCATTGATCGCCCTGCTATATATGCAGAGAGCAGGCTTGACTTTGGATCTAGTCCTATTTCTCGCAGCAAGTCTGCCTTACTTTTGTTTGTTCGTTCTAGGAATCCATCAAAGTCCATATTAAGCACCTCTGGATACGTCAAAATATCATTAAAAAATAACTCTGTTGTTTGATAATGCGTAAAAAATCGCAAAATATTTGCGAAATAGTCTTGACACTCGCAAATACATTGCTTATATTCGTACCAAAGAAACGATTTATCGCAAATAATTTGCGAGAGTAATATGAACAAAAATTTTATAACAAAGCCAATACTTAAAGACGCCGAGCCTCTAATTATCCCTCTTATGCAAGCCTATTCTCAGCAACTGGGCGTGTCTGTTAAACAAGGCGCGGCGATATCTCTTGCGATCAAAAATGAATATAAGCGTGTCGTGGAAGGCTCCAAGCTGCTATGAAAAGAAAACCTGTTGCAACAGTGATGCTACCAGTTGCCGAGTTTCGCGACCGTGTACGCGACTTTGACGGAAACGATACTGGACTTGCCTCGTGGATCCGCGTATTTTCTCTGTCCCTATCAAGATGCGAAGACGCTTGCGATGCGTTTGCCATTAGCCTGCTCGAAGACGTCGATGACTTCAAGGCTAAACGCGCTAGCAATATCAAGACTTGGCGAAACAACAAGAGGGACGAGACCATTAGAAAAGAAGGGGCCATCCCCGGGAACCATCTCGCTCCCGCGGGCGGAATGGCATCTTCTGCGGGCGCGCCCGCGATTCCCACCGTTGACGAAATGTATGCCTACGCCCGTTCCAAAGGGCTTGACGACATCCTTGCGCGCGAGTGGTACGACATGACGACGGAACGCGGATGGACTGACCGGGACGGATGCCCCGTGCACGCCTGGAAGAAGATGCTCGCCGGCTTCGTCCGTCAGCGTGACGCTAATCTCGCCTCCAAAAAAGAAACCACCTGATTTACATCCAAACCAAAGAGGACACAAAATGAACATCACATACGACCATATCAACAAGACCGTCACCATCGACGGCAAGACTTACCGCCAGAGCGACATCGCCATTGAACAGGCGGAAGCACTCGCAAGGCAGCACGGAGAAGCGTAATGTCACTTTTCAATGCATTCATGACTTGCGCGGCCGAGCCCGCAGAAAATCGGTTCGGCCTCACCGGGATTTTCGTCAATCCCGTAGAGCGAGACATCGCCGCGACAAACGGCAAAGTCATCCTTTTCCTGGATGACCTGACCCGCTTCGATTCGGCCCTGTTGAGGATTTCCGAAGAAGCCAAGGCTTTCTGGCGCATCCATTCTCCGGACGGATCCGCGACTGATCCGTACATCATCCGTCCGCCTAAAATCGCCGCCGCAGTCGACAAGGAATGCGTCGATTTCGCCGGAGCCTGCGAATTTCCCAACATCCACGCGGCCATCCCGGAATACGGCACAGAAAAAGTTTATCCGGTCTTCTCCTTTGCGGTCATCAAGACAATCAAAAAAGTGTACAAGGAACTCTCATTCCTGGAAGAGGGATTCCACGGTTTCCGCTTCGGCGGGAAAGACGTCGCCATCATCAAGCAGCTCCACGAATACAAGCTGCTCGTGATGCCACTGCACGTTGTAGAGGAAGAGGCATGACCGTGCATTACATAGCCATGGCGTGCATGTCGGCGTTCCTGCTTTTCGAGGCGGCGCGCTCCTTTGCCCGCCTCCAAAAAAGAAACCGCAAAAATCACATCAACATCAACAGGTAAAAAAAATGTCAGAAAAGAAAACCACGCCGGCCATCCCGGCACACTATCAGTTCGGCGGCAAGTTCGAGGCCATCGATGTCCTGGAGAATTTCGCCCAGCGCGGGAGCATCCCCGCGGTGAAGCGGATGCATCTCACGATGGCGCTCAAGTATCTTCTCCGGGCAGGGAAGAAAGGCGACTGGTCCGCGGACGCGCTCAAGGCGCAGGACTATATCACCCGCGCGCTTACCGGGAAATGGGCGCAGAGGGCCGGGAAATGAGCGCAGAGGCATCTCAAAAAGCGATGATCACTAGTTCACTCGATTCCTTTGAGGCCGCGGGCGACTGGCAAGCAGACGCCATCTATGCCATCCGCGCCGCGATTGGAGCCACTAACAGCGCGAAAGTGCGCGTCCACCTTGCGCTGGCCCTGCAAAACGCGGCGCGGGCGCAGGCCTTTTTCCTCATGGAAACGCACAGGAAATAATGCATGTCCGGGGATAAACGCCGTAATATCGCCCTTGCCCGCGAGCTGCTCGCTCTGAAACTCGGACGGAGGATGGACTGGGAGGAATTCACCTTCCGGGCGGATATCCACGACAAGCTGCAGATGCGCGCGTGGTGGCATGAGCTTGACTGCATCCTTGCGCAGAATTATGACATGTCCGCGGCCCCTAATCCATATATGAATCCTCGCCTCTGGAGCGCCGGCACTCCGGGCGAGCAGCCCTTAGTCATGCCGGAAACAGAGCCAGCTCCCTGGCTAGGAAAATAACATGAAAAATCAGAAGTTCGAAATCAAGTGGATCGACATCAAAAGCATCAAGGC